GTAAAGATACGATTGAAGAAAACTTTGATGTTCTCCTACGAAAATTAGAACAACAAGAATTGTTTTTGTTTGATCCAATGCCAAGTTATAAAACTGGTGAAAGATGGACTGATGAATTTCGTATTCGTGATGGTCACACTAAACTTGCTGATGGTTCATGGGTTACTATTCATAAAGTAACTACTTGGGTTGATAAACTTAAGAAAGATACCACAGAGTTGTATGAACAAAATCAGCAAACTAATCGTGAGTTGAGTCTTGCTAAACGCAGGATTTATGAGATGGAATATGGATTGCGAGTTGCTGAAAAAGCATTGAAGAACTCGCTGGCTTTAACTAAGGAGATGATCAATGAGTAATTTGAAAGAAGGTTCTGTGTGGGTTCTGGTTGAAGCAATTCAATCATATCGTATGCGTTACATGGTAGAAGCACCAGCAACTAATCCAGAGTATGCCATGGATGATGTTACTTGTGAAGATGCTAAAGAGTTTTCACAATTGGCACTTCCAGAAGTGATTACATCACATCGTGTTCTTACTGAAGACGAAGCCATTGCTCTTTGTGATATTGATAATGATTATACTGCTGAATGGACTAAAGAGCAAAAGATCAATTCATTCTTCACTAAAGAGGGCGAAGGAAAAGGATTCTAATGTTTATGTTCGATGTGGAAACGCTGGGAGTAGAATCAACTTGTGTGGTTCTTTCTGCAGCTATGGTTCACTTTGATCCAGAGAAACGACCAACCTATCAAGACCTATTGGACAATGCATGTTTTGTAAAGTTTGATGTAAAGGAACAGATTGGTGTTGGTCGCACTGCATCAAAGTCTACACTTGAGTGGTGGAAAAGTCAACACGAATATGTTCGCAAGACTTCTCTTGATCCATCTCGTGAAGACATGAACGTGGAAAATGGAATGCAAAAGTTCTATGATTACATGAAGCAGTTCCCAAATGCCGATAAACAAACTATGTGGGCGAGAGGTTCATTAGACCAGATGGCAATTGATTCGCTTGCTGTTAAATTTGCCTTGCAAGAGATTACAGGGTATAATATGTGGAGAGATGTCAGAACTGCAGTTGACATTATGTATGGAACCAAGAATGGCTATGTAGAAGTGGATCATCCTCTCTTCAAACGACACGAAGTTATCAAACATCATCCTGTCCATGACTGCGCACTAGACGCTATGCAATTATTATATGGAAAACAAGTTTAATGGATTTTTACACCAGCGTCCACTCAGTGGGCGACAAGATCCTCGTTAGAGGGTATCAAAATGGCAGGGCATATCAGCGTAAGGTAGATTTCTATCCTACGCTTTTTGTCACTTCTAAAGTTGAATCTAAATGGAAGACACTTGAAGATACATTCGTTGATGAAATAAAACCTGGAGGTATCCGTGAGACTAGAGAATTCACCAAACGCTACGAAGGTGTTGAAGGATTCCCAGTTTACGGTAACACCAACTACGCATATCAGTATATCAGTGACACTTACGAAGACGATGTCAACTGGGATATGGAACAGATTAAAGTTTACACTATTGACATTGAGACTGAAACTGAGAATGGATTCCCAGACATCAAGTCTGCCAATGAAGAAGTTCTGCTAATCACCATCAAGGATCTTCAATCTAAGAAGGTTGTTACCTTTGCTCAAACAAAGTATGGTGAGTATAAGTCTCCTCGTTCTGATGTTACTATGGTCAACTGCCGTGACGAACAACATATGCTCAAAGAGTTTATGATTTGGTGGCAAGGTAATTATCCAGATGCTATCACTGGTTGGAACACTGACTTCTTTGATAATGTTTATTTGATTCATCGTATTCAGCGAGAGTTGGGTGATACCTTTGCCAACAAAATTAGTCCATGGGGTTATGTCAATCAACGAAAGACTTTCATTAAAGGTAATGAAGAGATTCACTATGACATCATGGGTATTTCTCAGCTAGATTATCTCGAACTTTATAAGAAATATACATATACAAAGCAAGAGTCGTATCGTTTGGATTATATTGCTAGTGAAGAACTAGATGATAAGAAGAAAGAGAATCCAGGAAATGACTTCAAAGATTTCTATACAAACTACTGGACAGACTTTGTTGAGTACAACATTCATGACGTAGAGTTAGTTGATAAATTAGAAGACAAGATGCGTCTGCTAGAGTTGCACCTGACCATGGCATACAATGCGAAGATTAATCCTGAAGATGTTTACTCGCAGGTTCGTATGTGGGACACTATCATTTACAATCACCTGCGTAAGAAAGGTGTTGTGATTCCAGCAAAGGCATACTCTGGTAAAGATGCTCAGTTCGAAGGTGCTTATGTAAAAGATCCAATGATTGGTATGCACAAGTGGGTTGTTTCGTTTGACTTGAACAGTCTGTATCCTCACTTGATTATGCAGTACAACATCAGTCCAGAAACTCTGACAAGCGAGAAGTTGTCAGTCACTGTTGACAAGTTACTTAACAAAGAGATTGATACAGACTATCTCAAACGAAGAGACCTTGCCATGACTGCGAATGGTTGGACATATCGTAAAGACATCAAAGGGTTTATGCCTGAGTTGATGGAAGAGATGTATATCAATCGTTCTAAGTTTAAGAAACAGATGTTGAAGATTGAACAGGAATATCAAAACGATAAGACAAAAGTTCATCTACTAAAAGATATCTCTCGACTTAACAATCTGCAGATGGCGATGAAGATTGCTCTTAACTCTGCTTATGGTGCGATGGGTAATCAGTACTTCCGATACTTTGACATTCGTATGGCTGAAGGTATTACGACTTCTGGTCAGTTATCTATTCGTTGGATGGCAAATAAGTTAAATGCATTCCTAAACAAGACTCTTAAAACAGAAGGTAAAGATTTTGTTATTGCGATTGATACTGACTCAATCTATCTTACGCTGGAACATCTCATTGAGAAAGTTTGTGAAGGTAAGAACACTGAGCAGAAGATCAAGTACATGGACAAGATCTGTGAAGATGTTTTCCAACCATTCATTGATCAAGTTTACACAGAACTATCAGATTACATGAATGCGTATAGTCAAAAGATGGTCATGAAGCGAGAAGTTCTTGCGGACAAAGCCATCTGGACTGCCAAGAAAAGATATATCATTAATGTTCAAAAATCAGAAGGAGTTCAGTTTGCGAAACCTAAGATTAACGTTATGGGTATGGAGATAGTCAAGTCATCTACACCTGCGGTTATTCGTGATAAACTACGTGAGTCTATTCAAGTTATCCTTTCGGGAGAGCAGAAAGATCTACATGCGTATGTTATGGAGTTTAGAAAACAGTTTGATAAATTACCGATTCAAGAGATTGCTTTCCCAAGAGGTGTGAATGGGATGAAGCAGTATGCTGGCTCTCCGATTTATACAAAGGGAACACCAATACATGTTCGTGGTTCTTTGCTGTTTAACCATCACTGTAAACGCATGGGAATAGATAAGAAGTATCAACCTATTCGTGATGGCGATAAGATTCGTTTTGTTTATGTTCGCACACCAAATCCTTTTCAAGAAGATGTGATTGCATTTCCTCAAGTTCTGCCAAAAGAGTTTAAATTAGAATCATACATAGATTATGACAAGATGTTTGAGAAGGTTTTCTTAGACGCATTACAAATTGTAATCCAATCCTTGGGCTGGAAGACTCAAGAAGAAAGTTCACTGGAGGATTTCTTTGGCTAACATTAGAGTTATCAAAAAAGGTATCAATGTTTCTAAGATATTGAAACAGTTACACCAATACCCAGAGGATTGGGGTTCACAAAAGAACATTGAAGGTGCAGGAGATCTTGTCAATGATCAGGGGTTCCCTGCAGTTCAAGCAGGTGTATTGCAATTAGTTGTAGGTGTCGTTGCACAAAAAGAAGACTATGTTGGTGACAGTGAAATGTCTAGTAGAACTCCAGCTTGTAATAGACATACAGAGATTATAGGATTCTTAAAACGAAACTTTAAGAAGTTTGACAGATGTGGGTTCTTGTCTTTACCGATTGGTGGAGAAGTTGGACAGCATATTGATATTGGAAGTTATTACCAAACCAGAGACAGATACCATCTTGCAATACAAGGAACATATGACTACACAGTTGGCGGAGAAACTGTAACAGTTAATCCTGGAGATCTTATTTGGTTTAATAATAAATTATCACACGGAACAAAGAATGTCGGAGATGTAATAAGAATTACATTTGTGTTTGATGTTCCACATAGCAAGAATAATCCATAATTGTCTTGCAATAAAATTTACAGTATAATGTTAACACAACATAAAGGAACACTATGAGTATACTAGACAAAATTAAAAAGGGTTCAACTATCAAGGATTCATCAATCCTAGCAAACTCTAAATTCTTCACAAAGAAGGATATGATTCCTACTTCAATTCCAATCATCAATGTGGCTCTTTCTGGTCGTCTTGATGGTGGTTTGACTCCAGGACTTACAATGTGGGCTGGTCCAAGCAAACACTTTAAGACAGCGTTTAGTTTGTTGATGGCAAAATCTTACATGGACAAATATGAAGATGCTGCCTTACTCTTTTATGATTCAGAATTCGGTACACCACAATCTTATTTTGACACATTTGGTATTGATACCAAAAGAGTTCTTCACACTCCTCTTACAGATGTTGAACAACTTAAATTCGACATCATGCAACAACTACAAAATGTAGAACGTGGTGATCATCTTATTATCGTTATCGATTCAATCGGAAATCTTGCTTCAAAGAAAGAAGTAGAAGATGCTATGGATGGTAAGTCTGTTGCTGACATGAGTCGTGCTAAACAAATGAAGTCATTGTTCCGTATGGTTACACCACACTTGAACATGAAAGACATTCCATTAGTTGTAGTAAATCATACATATAAAGAGATTGGTTTATATCCAAAGGACATCGTTGGTGGTGGCACTGGATCATATTATTCTGCTGACAATATCTTTATTCTTGGTCGTCAGCAAGAAAAAGATGGAACTGAAGTTGTTGGTTACAATTTCATTATTAATGTAGAAAAGAGTCGTTATGTTAAAGAAAAATCTAAAATACCTGTTAGTGTATCTTTTGATGGTGGTATTAGTACATGGTCTGGTTTACTCGATATTGCTCTTGAATCAGGACATGTGGTTAAACCTACCAATGGTTGGTACTCAAAGGTAGATGTAGAAACAGGTGAGGTTGAAGATAAAAAATATCGTATTAAAGATACTGATACCAAAGACTTTTGGTTACCATTGTTAACATCTAAATCATTCTACAATTATGTGAAGAACAAGTATTCAATGGGACAGGCTGATATGTTACAATCTGATGGTCTTGATAAAGCACTAGAGGACTTAGAATTCCATGAAGAGTAATCTACCAATTACTATTACAGAGAATAGACACAGTGGTCTTCAAGCAATAAAATTGACAGAAGGTGCTTTTGAAGGTATAATTTATACATATGGAAAGGTATCATTCGATGAAAAGGATGATACTTTGCATTTAAAGTTTGAGTATGAGATCCTTGATTCTGCTGATAAAGGTATGACAGATATGAAACCTTTTGAAGCATACATAGGTGATATACTACAAGAATTGCTACATCAAGGTGTGGCAGAAAACAATTTAACATACACAGGTGGAACAGAAATTGATGCGAATAGAACAAAAGATTCTGAGCAATCTGATATTTGATGAAAACTATTGCCGTAAAGTAATTCCATTTATCAAGAAAGAATATTTTGCAGAGCGCAAAGAAGTAATCTTAGCAGACGAGATTGTTTCTTTCTTCACCAAGTATAACAAACCAGTATCCAAAGAAATCCTACAGATTGAAATTAGTAATAGGAAAGATCTCAACGATAAAGAGTTGGATGACCTTGGCAAATTTATCGGTACACTTAGCCAAGAACCAGTCAATGAAGACTGGATGTTAGAAAATACTGAAAAGTTTTGTAAGGACAGAGCAGTTTATAATGCAATTCTTAAATCAATTCAAATCATTGATGGTAAAGACAAGGCTCAGTCAACTGATTCACTTCCATCTATTCTTTCTGATGCACTTGCTGTTTCATTTGATAATCATATTGGGCATGACTATTTGGATGACCATAATGAGAGGTATGATTTTTATCATAGGGTGGAAGAGAAAGTTCCATTCGATCTTGAAATGTTCAATAAAATCACTAAGGGTGGACTATCAAAGAAAACCCTTAACATTTGTCTTGCTGGCACTGGTGTTGGTAAGTCTTTGTTTATGTGTCACGTTGGTGCTGGTTGCCTAACCCAAGGAAAAAATGTCTTATACATAACTATGGAAATGGCAGAAGAGCGCATCGCTGAAAGGATTGATGCAAATCTTTTGAACCTAACCATGGATGAATTAAAAGTTATTGACAGGGATATCTACGAAAGTCGTATTGCCAAGATTGTAAAAAAGACTAAAGGCAAGTTAATCGTCAAAGAATACCCAACTGCCAGCGCACATGCTGGTCACTTTCGTGCTTTGCTGGAAGAACTAAAACTGAAACGAGAATTTAAACCTGATATTATCTTCGTTGACTATCTCAATATTTGTGCGAGTCAACGAATGAAGCAAGGTGGAAGTATTAACTCTTATACATATATCAAGAGCATAGCAGAAGAATTAAGAGGATTGGCAGTTGAGTATAATGTTCCCATTGTATCAGCTACTCAAACGACTCGTTCTGGATTCACAAACTCGGATCCAGGACTTGAAGATACCTCTGAATCTTTTGGCTTGCCAGCGACAGCTGACTTTATGTTTGCTTTGGTCAGTAATGAAGAGTTAGAAGCATTGAATCAGATTATTGTTAAACAGTTAAAGAATCGATATAACGATTTAAATCTTTACAAGAGATTTGTTATCGGAGTTGATCGATCGAAGATGAAACTGTATGATGTAGAAGCATCGGCACAAACGCTGAGTGACTCAGGAAAGACTGATGACGATGAACCAATGTTTGATAAAAGTAATTTTGGTCGCAGACAAAAAGCAGAATCGTTCGAAGGATTTAAGTTTTAGGAGAAAGTTATGGTAAAAGTAATTGTAGCAAAAGAGAAACTTGATATGACTCATATGCTGGGTCAATTCCCAGATGAGTCGAATTATGATTTCCTCATTGAAGAGGATTGTGATGTTTATATGCCAGAAATTCCTGGACACCCAGAGATGACATACTCTGAGGAAAGAATTGTTTTGAAGTTCCGCAAGAACTACTTTAGTAAAGAACAGCAAGACCAAGCATACTTTGGTCTCCGTGAAGCAGCAACTGAAACTCAGAACAGAGGTATGGCTGCAGGTCCAAGAGCAGAGAAGTTGGGTAATCGTGAGTGGGTCACTGAATACGAATCAGAAATTATTGATTACTTCTTGAATCCAAAGGCATCGTTGGACGGAGATCCAATTGATGTTATTAAAGCCAAACATGAAGGTAAGACTGACAAACCATCCACAAGAAATAATGTTTGGGGTATTCAAGCAGTTAAGAAAGACGGATTTGTATTTAATGCATGGGTTGAGAAAGTTCGTAAACTAGATACATCTGAAATGGTCACTGAAGCCAGACGAGTTGAAAAAGCATATGTATGCGCAACTACCTATGCCAATGGTGTTATGTCTGGTATCGCTGGATGGTTTGATCGTTATCCTCGTATTCCTTATGGTCGTGCAACATCTTATACTGCTCGTGAACCAGCAAAGTTTGCCATGGCATATCCATTCTTACAGCAACTTGCTCAAGGTTTTAAAGACCTGTTGCCATGGAGATACAACAATCAGATGGAAGCAGCAAAGAAACTAGATCCTGCATTCTTGGTTCCAGGAACTCCATTCACTACTGTTACTGTCAACAAATCATTTAGAACTGCATGCCATTGCGATGCTGGTGACTTTACTGCTGGTCTATCCAATCTATTGACTCTAACTAATAATGGTAACTATACAGGTTGTTATTTGGTAGCACCAGAGTATCGTGTTGCTGTCAATCCAAGACCTGGAGATCTATTACTCATTAACAACCATGAAGTAATGCATGGCAATACTCAAATTCAATTGCTTGATAATGTGGCAGAGAGAATCTCTTTGGTTGTTTACTTTCGTGAGAAGATGCTTGAGTTGGGTTCAAAACAATATGAAGATTGTCGTTATGACTTTGTTGAACACCGTAGACTTAACAAAGAACACCCAGACCAAAAGTACGAAGATGGTTCTCAACGACATCTTTGGAATGGTGTTAGTTCTTCTATGTGGGAGTCTGATGAGTGGTATGAATACCTTGAGTCAAGACTTGGTAATGATACTCTAATGAAGTATCATCCAGAATCACAAAAGGCAAATTCACTTGAAGGATTCTTCTAATGTGCGGAGTCATTGGAGCAATTATTAAAAAACCTCATGCCGAGGATTTCTTAATGCTTCATCGTGTATTCCTTGAGTCTAAGATTCGAGGATTGCATGCTACTGGCATTGCTTATGTTAAGAACAACGAGATTGTTATTGACAAACGACCAGTTCCTGCTGATGAGTTTCCCTTTAACTTTCCAAGTTACGTAAATGAAGATGGAAATCTTTATCTTATCGGGCATTGTAGATATAGTACCAGTGATTTAGAATTCAACCAACCAATTGGTAATCAAGATCAAGCTGTTGTTCACAATGGTGTTATAACCCAAGAGTTGCCAGAAAACTGGAAAGAACTATATGGGTATACTTGCACTACTAAAAATGACAGTGAATTGATATTGCATTCTGATTCACCACTGGAAGAATTCCCAGATATGTCTATGGGTGTTTGCGAATTAACCAGTGATAAGAAGTTGCTAGTTTATCGCAATGGTAAGCGTCCATTATATTTGACATCTATATCAAATGGATGTATAATTACTTCTACTGCTGATATCTCAAAACGAGCAGAAGTTCCAGGATTCCCAATTAATATTTTAATGAACCACTATTTTACATTTGATGAACGTCTTGCAATGACGATTGAAAAAGTAAATATTGAAGATGCGGTAGACTTACAATATGAACTTTGTTAATTCAACAAGAGTTGAAGAGTTAATTAAAACTAGTCCAGCTGGCAAGAACACTAAGTTCTTATCAGCAGCACATTCATTGTGGTATCGTTTTCATAACTATGACAAAGCACCTCCACTGGCTTATGAAGTTAATGGAGAAGTTGTTTCACTAATCTTTGCCACATTCAATCGAGATGGTTATAGCAATCTTTACGAGATTGTTACACTTGAAGGAAATGAAGGTAAGGGTTACGCCTCAACGTGTTGGGATACTTGGATTGATTATGCAGTTAAAGAAAGAAAGATAACAAGACTGAAGATGTCTTGCACTCCTTCTTCAGTTACATGGCATTATAAGAATGGTTTGATTTGGTGGGCAGTTGATCCAACAGGTTCACTTCGTTCAGACCAACCATTGTTTTCAACAAGAGCAGAGCAGATTGCTTATCGTGACTTTGCCATTGTGAATCCACTACAAGCACTACCACCATACAAAGCAAGAGATCAATTTCGTGCTGAAGGTTTAGAATCATACAAGTGGGGTGATAAGAAAAGAGCAAAGAGCCAAACTGCAATTAATGCAGTTGGTAAAGCATGGTTACGAGAAGCACTAATGGATCAACCATCACTTGATGAATTTTTAAAATAATGGATTATCGTTTACCAGAAAATAATAGAGAAGCGTTCATTCGCTGGTATGCTTGGTCATTAAAATATGATGACTGTGATCCAGCTGTTTGGTGCACAAACTATTTGCACAATCGCTATGAACATAATGATGAAGAAAGAATTTGGTTAGCTTGGCTATATGGTAATACGTATCAACTACCAACTGCATGGGTTCTAAAGAATGAGTTCCCAGACTTTGAGTTGGCAACTGTTGATCGTATTACTCAGTGGAATACTACAAATTATAAACGACTACGTTACCAAACTGATACAAAGTGGAACAAAGGTCATCTACCTGCCATGTTTGCTTCTTATCAGCAATTCATTGGTGATAAAACACAACGAGAAAGAATAGAAGGTTTTTATGGAGACAATGAGGCACAAAACTTTGATAACTTGTGGAAAAGCGTTAAGTCTGGGCTGCATAAGTTTGGTCGCTATTCCACTTGGTTTTATCTTCAGCATCTTAAGCATACCGCTGGTATTCGCATCAGCCCTACTAGTCTCATGCTGGATGATTACGATG